CGGGAAGTGAAAGAAGAAGAACAAGCCGTAGGTCTAACGGCTGCGCAAAATGCCATGGAAGACTATCCAATATTAGTCCTCCCTGGGGAAGAGGGCGATAGCGATGACGCCCAAGAAGACACTGACTCGAACTACTCAAGCGAAAGTGATGAGGAGCCCGAGGATGCGCAATCCCAACTCCGTCCTATCTGGGCTACAGCTTTTGTTGATGCCCGGAACGAAGACGTTCAGTGTCTTTCAGGCTCCACCGGCCTACCGGTTGTTATGGTGACCCCTAAACAGGTCACCTTTGCTAGCGATAAAGGGAAAGAGCGAGAGCCCCAACCCTCGACCTCCGCTAGCAGTACCCCAGCCGTTCTGCCCCCCTCACTGCTCTTTGAGAGTGATGAGTGGAACAGGATGGCTACCCCCGACCCCCTCGCCTCGACCAACCTTTTGGAATTGGCCAAGGCGAAGGCTCGGGTATTGGAACTAAACAACCCTGCATCGAACTCGAAACCGCCAGTGCCTGAATGGGAGGCTGAGTGGAAAGCGGAGTTTAAACGCTACAGAGAAGAACAGGGGGAGAGTATATTGGCTCTCTCTAGACAGGTTACCACCTCCATACAAGGATTGGTGAAGCGGCTCGAAAGTGCATCGCTTCCCACTCCCCCTAAGGTCGATTTGTCTGAGCCCAAGGCGAAAGCCAAGCGAGCTCGGAAGAAGAAGGCCTCTGAAGTGGAAGTAGTGCCGGGTTTTCCGGTTCCCCCCGAGCAGACGGGGGCGGAGAAACAGTCTGCGCCCAAGGTGGTCAACAAACCATCTACGACGCCGGCGAATACCACTGGGTTCAGGGTGAAATCCTTGAAACTGGAGGGATGCGACTCCAATCAGTTGGCCGCTCTGATATCCAAATGTCAAAGGCAGCAAGAAAAGCTGAGAGCCCAGAAGCCCAAAGAGGAAAGGAAGTCTGCCCGGCCCTTGCCCAATGGCAATGGCCGGAAAGAGGCCCCGAAGCCGAATACGACAGCCTCCTCTACCAAGCAGGTCGGTACCGCAAGGTCCCGAAACCCGAAGGGTATGACGAAGCGTGCAGAAAAGCCACAAGGGCCGGGCGGGGAAATGCCCCCTACCCCCCCACAACCTGTCTAATTCCAACAACTGAAGGCGAGGTGCTCATGTCCGTGATGAGCATTCTCGCCCAAGTAAAGAAGGATTCTTCGCCCGGGATGCCCCTCGCTGCTTTCGCAAGAGAGAATGAGCAACTGCTACAGGACCACTATTGGTTAGTAGCAAGTGCGGCAGTAGAGCGCATCCTTAAACTCCAACGGGAAGACTGTCGCAGCCTCACGGCGGCCGAGCTGGTTCAGCAAGGCTTCTGTGATCCTGTGAGGGTCTTCGTGAAACAGGAACCACATCTCACTGAGAAAGTCTTAGTGCGGCGGTTTAGATTGATCTTTTCCGTCTCACTGGTTGACCAAGTGATTGAGAGGTTCTTGTGTTCAACGCAAAACCAGGCCGAGATAGCTAACTGGGAACACCTAGCGAGCTGTCCTGGCATGGGAATGTCACTCGACACCCAAGTCCAAAGCCTTTGGAATTCAGTCCAAGAAGCCGAAATAGAGAGGATTGCCTCCTCGGATATTTCTGGCTATGACTGGTCAGTACAGGGCTTTGAGCTGGATGCCGACGCTGAGGCTCGCATAACCCTCAACGGACATAATGAGCTCTATGCTAAGATCATTCGCAACAGAGTTCACTGCCTGAAATGGAAAGTACTTGCACTTTCAGATGGCAGGCTTTTCGCCCAACTCGAAGAAGGAGTGCAGGCTAGTGGTTCTTATAACACTAGCAGCACAAATTCCCGAATGCGAGTTAACGCGGCCTTCTTTGTGGGGGCCGAATGGGCAAAAGCTATGGGTGACGATGCGCTAGAGGAGTGGGTAGCTGATGCCGTGGCGCGGTACAAGCTACTGGGCAAGACCATAAAAGAGTATGTCCCCTTTCACCGGGGTGACACCTTTGAATTCTGTTCCCACCTATTTAAGCCGGGCCCTGTTGTCGAGCCAGTCAACTGGGCTAGGAGCTTATATAGGTTGCTCCACCAAGTCGATGATAAAGCTAGTCATTTAGCTGAGTTGATCGTTCTGCTCAGGTGGTCGCCACAGCTCCCAGAGGCCTTGCTGGCCGTCGTCCGAACGGGCTGGTGTTCGGAAGATGTCGTCAGCGAAGCGCGTGCAATCGCAAACTCAGGGCAAATCAAAGGCCAAGAAGAAGAAGGGGAGAGTGGTCCCTTCTCCGATGCCTCGTAATACCACTACCAGCAGGCGGGTGCCTGCCGCTGAGAGTCAGCTCTCCCGAATGTCAATCGGGAATGACTTCAGCGCGCAGGTCACAGGCGCCTATAAGCCGTCCCTTGTGCCAGAAGGCGTAAAGAATATCCCGGAACTCTGTTACTTCAGGGCCCTCGTTGACCCAGAATCCGAGGTTGGAGCCAAAGTTCCCGATAATTGTAACATGGCGACGGCTACCTATCAATCAGTCATTACAGTCCCAATTTACGGGAATACGGCGGCTGGAACCAGTGCCCTTGACGCGGGTCGGTTCTTTGCCGCAATACAGCCCGTTATGACTGACAGTGCGGGATTCGACATTAAGGGCCAGGTGGCCCCGGTCGCTTACTACACACCCAACAGCACATGGTCGCTACCGTTGGTGAATGCGAACATGACCTCCGTCCTGGACGACTCTAACATCGTCATGACGCCGAATAGGCTGGTCCCTCGGACCGGGCTTATGATGCGTGCTAGACCTGTTAGTATGTCAGTCTGGGCTCAATACGTCGGAGATGTCCTCAATAACGGGGGGGACATCTCTGCCGCGCTTGTGACAGGAGATACTTGGGGGGACAATATCACCGTTGCGGCAACTACTACCAACTTGATGAACTGGGAGAAGCTTGCCAACTACCCAGATGCCTACAACGGCCTCCTATCGAAGGGGGCGTATGTGTGGTGGAGGCCCTACGGGACTGGAGACCTTGAGTTTCGTCCTGTGGATTCCAACACAAAGACCCGTTCCATGTACGCGTATGATTGGCCAACAATCTTCATCGCCGGTCAGGCTAACCACCCCGGTGATGCGACTCAGAATCAACCCGTCGTGCGGCTCAGGGTAGTAACTAACTTCGAGTATGAGACAGACTCGAGAGTAGTACCTAGCGAACCATCTCCCATAAACCCCATAGCCATGTCCCTGGCTGCCCGATTGACATCCGGGCAGCCGGTTGCCATGGCCAATGAGGAGCATGCGTCATGGGTTCGCGACATGCTAAAGTACGGTGTGTCCGCTGTCGCCGGTTTCTTCTTAGGAGGACCGGTCGGGGCAGCGGCATCCGTCTTGGGTGTACTAGGCGTGTCTAAGTTCGCCGGCTAGTCAAGGCCGGCGTTACAGGTTTCCAGAATAAAGAAATAGGAGGTTAAACTTACCTGCTGGAATGAAAGCCCTTGAGAGCAAGAAAAGTTACATTAGGGATGAGAAATCGGCTAGCTGGGCCTGCTAGCCGCTTGATTGCTTTCCTATCCTCTCTCCTCTATAGGAGAGAGGTTTCACTTGGTTTAGACCTTCACTATGGTGGTGAAAGTGTCTCGTGGAACTTCTAGTTCCGCAGCCAAGGAACCTTCATTTGTTTGAGTGTCATATTATGTATTGCCGTTGTCAAGCGACGGCCTTTGTAATACCCAGACCTGTGGAAGTTGTGATGTTATTATTGATGTCGAACACCAAGTATTTACCAAACTGTAAATCTTGGATGGGTGATCTTCGAAATGATATCTCGAGATTAGGAAGGCGCCAAGCGTTTCTTTTGTTTCTTATCTTGTCT